ATGCTAATGAGGAAGAGTGTTATGCTGACAGGCATAATCACAGAGCAGAATGGTATAATGCTATTTGTGATTATAATGTTCCTGATGCAGCGACTCTAGGCAGAGAGATGTTTGCAGCTTACGATATCTATTGCGGCTTGCGCAACAAACGCGAATACTATGCTATGAAAAATACTGGCGTATTTGACAAAGTAATTTGGGTAGATAGATCAGATCATTTACCTCCTGAAAGCAATGATTCGATGAGTTTAGAACCTTGGATGGCTGATTATATTATTGATAATAATGGAACACTTGGAGACCTAGCATTCAACGTGGGACAACTTATTAATTATATTAATCCTTACGATACAGCCCAGTGTTAAAAATCAGGACGTAAATCTCCTTGCTTCCAGCGTATACCTTCTTTTTGAGTTATACGCTGGCAGTTAGCGCATATAGTTTTAAGATTATTTGGCCGGCAGTTCTGTAGATCACCGTCTATATGGAACACATTAAACTGTTCAGGATGGTTTGATTTAAACGCACATTTTTCACAAACATTTTTCTTTTCATAACCACGTTGCTTCCATAATGGTATCCCGTGTCCTAATCCATTGCGTAAACAACGTTCACATTTCTTTCTATAATAAGTTTTGCCCTCCTTGCGGTAGTTTATTGCCGCAGGACGCTCGCCGCAAGTGCATAAAGGTCTCATATTGTATTTAGCTTACCTTTTTGGTGCCTTTTTTGGTAGTATTCGACAGGTGTTTTGATGCCATTGTAATAAATACTGTATAGAGAAAACACTAACATCCAACAGGAGAATTAACATGGCATTAGTATCACCAGGCGTAGAAGTCAATGTAATTGACGAAAGCTTCTATACTCCAGCAGGCGGTGGAACAGTACCTATGATTTTTGTTGCAACAGCTTCTAATAAAACTAGAAGCAGTGGAACAGGAATTGCAGCAGGTACTACCAAAGCAAATGCAGGAAAACCTTATTTAATCACAAGTCAAAGAGAACTCGGCGAAACATTCGGCGATGCACTATTTTACAGTGATGCAAATAATAATATGATCCACGGCGGAGAGCTTAACGAATACGGTCTTAACACAGCATATTCAACTTTAGCTGTTTCAAACCGTGCATATGTTGTTCGTGCAGACTTAGACCTAGCAGCACTTACAGCAAGTGCAACAGCACCAGGCGGCGAGCCAGCTGACAATGCAGCTTGGGTAGACACACAAGTTACTAATTTTGGTATACTTCAGTGGAATTCAGCAGCAGTTACAACAACAGGCGGGCAGTCATTTAGTTCCGTAGAAAAAACTGTAATTGTTCAAGCTACTGACATTGACAGTGGAACTGATGCACCGAAGCTATCAATTGGACAAATAGGCGACTATGCAATTGACGCAACTATTGCATCAGGCGACACTGTACAGAAATTTAGAGCATTTTATAAAACTCCAGGACATAGCGCAGCAGCCGGTACCGCAGGTACTTGGGTTAAAGTAGGCAGTACACAATGGAGTGCAAGTTTTCCAGCAGTACGCGGAACAGCAACACCTGTTTCAATTGCACAAGGTGACGAACTAACAATTAATAATTTAGTTGTTACTGCAACTGGAACAACACTTACACAACTTGCAGCTGATATTATCGCCCGCGGCATTGCAGGTGTTTCAGCAGCAGTTGTTGATAGTGCAATCGAAATTTACTCAACTGGCGTAGCTGTTGAGATTGAAACTGGCGCAGGCGCACTAGTTGGTGATGAAGGCGTTGCATCTGATGATGGCGGCGCATTAGGCATTGTTACTAAAACATATGCAGCACCAAAAGTAACTATTGCTCCACACACAAACGTTCCAGCATATAAGATTGCAGGAGCATCTGAAGCACCAACTGGTTCGCTTTGGATTAAAACAACTAAACCAAATGGCGGCGCTAACTTTAGCGTTAAGAAATATAACACCGATACACAATTATGGGGTGCTGTAACTGCTCCAATGTATGCAACACCAGAAGCTGCATTGTTTGGTTTAGATAAAGCAGGCGGTGGCGCAAGTTTACTTGCAGGCGATCTTTATGTTAAAGCAAATATTGAAGAAGTAACTCCAACACTTGTAAACTTTAGAGTGTTTGAAAGAGCAGCAACAGGTGCAACTTCAATAACTAGTGATAAAATTGCTACACAGCTTACAGCAGCTACATATGCATTTACACTAGAAGAAACCAAAGCAAACTCTTTAGTAAGAACATCTAAAACTATCAATGTTACTACACTAGCTGCAAGTACAGACGCTGACTTAATTGCAGGTTTAATTAACGCAGCAAACTTTACAAACATAGTTGCACTAGTTGACGCAACTAACAAAATTGTTATTCAACACAAAACAGGTGGCGATATTAGAATTGCTGACACTGGCGGCGTACTAGCACTAGCTGGGTTTGTTGCTACAGGCAACAATAAAAAAGCTAACTTGTATACAGCGCCAACAGGTGATGCTGCTAATGACGTAGTTGCTTCAAACTGGAAGCCACTAGTAGCAACAGCAAGTGCTAATGCACCATCAAGCTTAACAGCTGATGGTACACTTTGGTATAGTTCAGTTGTTGACGAAGCTGATATTATGGTACACAATGGTACAGGTTGGAAGGGTTATTTGCAAGAATATCCAAGTTCAAACGCAACAGGTCCAATTGTTAGTGCTACACAGCCTACTAAACAAACCGATGGTGTAACTTCATTAGTCGAAGGCGACCTTTGGATTAATACAAGTAACGTTGAAGAGTACGGTACAGTTTACCGCTACAATTTTACACTTGCAAAGTGGGTACTTGTTGACAAAGCAGACCAAACTACAGAAAATGGTATCTTGTTTGCTGATGCACGTTGGAGTACAAACGGCGGAAGTTCTACTTCGCACTTAGCTGGAACTATTGAAGAGCTACTAGCTGACGATTACTTAGATACAGATGCTCCTGATCCTGCACTATACCCAGAAGGTATGTTGCTATGGAACTTGCGCAGAAGTGGATTTAACGTTAAGCGTTTTGAGCGTAACTATGTAGATACAACTGCAAACAACACACGTCACCAAAGTCTTGGTGTTGACGAATCTATGGCACTTTATTACCCACACCGTTGGGTTACTGATTCAGGTAACCAAGCAGACGGTTCAGGTAGCTTTGGGCGTCACGCACAGCGCAAGAGTGTTGTAACAGCACTACAGGCACTAGTTAACAGCAACCAAGATATACGCGACGAAGAAAGTCGTCAGTTTAACTTAATGGCTACTCCAGGTTATCCAGAACTAATTGGTGAAATGATCACACTAAACTATGACAGACGCTTAACAGCATTTGTTGTTGGTGACACGCCAGCAAGACTAACACCGGATGCAACTTCATTAAATGAATGGGCAACTAACGTTAATCTAGCAGTTGAAGATAACGATGATGGCGCAGTAAGCCGCGATGAGTACTTAGGTATGTATTACCCATGGGGATTCACAAGTGATAACGCAGGCAACAACGTTGTTGTTCCGCCAAGTCATATGGCATTACGTACATTAATATTAAATGACCAAGTTGCATTCCCCTGGTTTGCTCCAGCTGGTACACGACGTGGTGGCGTAACTAATGCTACAAGTTCAGGTTATATTACTAGCGAAGGCGAATTTGAAAGCGTAGCACTAAACACTGGACAACGTGACACACTATATGCCAACAGCATCAACCCAATTACGTTTATTAGCGGCGCTGGACTTGTTGTATTTGGACAAAAGACTCGCGCAAGAAATGCAAGTGCATTGGATCGTGTTAACGTAGCACGTCTAACTGTATACTTACGTGGACAACTAGAGTTATTAGCAAGACCATACCTATTTGAACCAAACGATAAGATCACACGTGATCAGATCAAAGCAGCAGCAGATGCGCTATTGCTAGAACTAGTTGGTTTAAGAGCACTTTACGACTTCCTAGCAGTGTGTGACGAAAGTAACAACACACCAGCAAGAATTGACCGTAATGAGCTATGGTTAGACATTGCAATTGAACCTGTAAAAGCAATTGAATTTATTTACATTCCGTTGCGTATTAAGAACACTGGAGAAATTGCAGCACTAGGTTAATATGCGCATATAATGAGTGGAGAAAGTTCTCCACTCATTTAAGCATAAATACTGCATAGGAGATAAAAGAATGCCAATTACAACATTAACAAATATTTCGATACCAACAGAAGGCGCTGGAAGTAATTCATCTTTATTGATGCCAAAATTACAATATCGCTTCAGGGTATTTTTAGACAACTTTGGTACAACTGGCGCAGCTGACGGTACTAGAGAAATGTCAAGACAAGTAGTAGACGTAACTCGTCCAAACTTATCTTTTGAACAAATGACGATCGAAGCTTATAACTCAAGAACGTATCTTGCAGGTAAGCACACATGGGATCCAATTACACTAACACTACGTGAAGATGCAAACAACAATGTACAAAAAGTTGTTGGTCAGCAAATTCAAAGACAGTTTGATTTTTATGAACAGTCTAGTGCAGTGTCAAGTGGTACTTATAAATTCCAAACTAGAATTGAAATTCTAGATGGTGGTAACGGCGCTAACGGAGCAAACGTAATTGACCGCTTCCACTTAGTAGGTTGCTATGTTGAATCAGCTAATTACAACACATTAGCATATGCTACTAACGAACCAGTTACAACAACACTAAGTATACGTTACGATAACGCTATTCAATTCGGTGCTGATGACGACTTTATTGGTATTGGTTCTTCAGAAACTCGTAGTACTAATGCTTCAGTTGGCGGAACAGCAGTCACTGGCTAATAACTTTAAGTAGTATTGGTATTTAATAAACAAGCGAAGATTGTTAATTCAGTCTTCGCTTTTTTTATATACACAGTTAATATAAATGGATAAATATTACTATGAGCGTTACTGATCCCTACATAATTAATACATCTGGTATAGATGTTCACCTACGTGATGCAAGACATGCACATCAGCTATTTGGTGAATATAGTCATGCATTTGCTCCTAAGACAAAATTTTTATATCATGTAGTGTTCCAACCGCATCCTGCAATTGGTGATGCAACATTAAGAAACACAATAAAGTTTCAAAAAGAAATTGGTGTACTTGCAAAATCTCTTGATCTTCCTAGCTTTCGTGCAAGCGTTGAAAACAAACAACAATACAATCGTAAAAAAAATATCCAAACTAGAATAGATTACCAAGATATTAATATAACATTGCATGATGATAATATTGGCGCAACTCGTAGCATGCTTGAAGAATATTATAAGTGGTATTATGCAGACGGTCGCCAAGATAATATACATGCTGCATACAACCCTCGAGATAAATTTTACGAAAACGTTCCTAGTTACGGATTAACTACCCAAGGCCCTGTTACTATGCAAGTTCCATTTTTTGAATATATAAAAATATATCAATTAGCAAAACAGAGCTGGGCTAGTTATACATTAGTTAATCCTTTGTTGTCTGCATGGCAGCACGGTGATTTAGCTTATGGCGACGGTGCCGGCCTAATGGAAAATGCAATCACAGTTGCATACGAATCTGTGTTATACAATAGCGGTGATATTGGCCTCGATGGCGAGCCAAAGACATTTACTAGCCAAGAAACTTTATACGATAATGTACCTAGTCCCCTTGGCTATGCGCCTGGCTCAATAAGCAAATCAAATTTTCTTACACCTAAATTATTAGACCAAAATAGTAATGTACCTAAAGGTTTAATAGCAAATGCTTCTAATAGTGCAAGTACTAACTTTTCACCGTCTGTTACTACTAATGGTTCTAGAGGAGCATTAGAGCAAATTGTTATACCAATAACTCCGTCTACTAATACAAACACAACTACAACTACAACTACAACTAGTCAGTTTGAGAGTACTAAAGAAATTGCTGAAGGATTAACAACCAATCCTTCAGCATTAAATAGTTATGTTGCAAAATCACTTAATACTGGAGCAATCCCCGGTACAACATTAGAATCTTATAATGCGTTAGATACTACTGGAAAACAAGAGATAAAACAAACATTAGTTAATAAAGTTGCAAGCGGCGGCAAAGCAGCACTATTTGGAGCCCAAGCACTAAATCAAGCAAAAGTAGCACAAGGAACTCTGGCATGATAACATCTTCTAATCCAACTGCACAATCTAAAGAACTTACAAAAAAGTTTTTTGACAATTATTATAATAAAGAAATTAGCTATAACGCAAGTGAAGTTGATGCAGTTATTGGATACTTTCTTAAACGAGGATTTGATAAAGTTTCTGCAGTAAATACTGCTAGTATTTTATTACAACAAGCAGAAATTGATCAACTTACTGTATTTAAATTATTAGACACATTAAAAGGAATTAATGATGTTCAACTTAGTAATGTCGTTGCACAAATTTTAAATTTAAATAGAAGTAAAGTTAGTACTTTAGGCTACAGAACACCTAAAGAAAACCAACTATTTGATCAGCGCCAAATTATAGTATAATGTCTCGGTTTGCACAAGGTAAATTTAATCTAAAAAATCCTCAAAAATATATAGGTAACAAAACTCCTACGTATCGCTCAGGCTGGGAATTTACTTTTATGAAGTTCTGCGACGAACATCCTGCAATAGAACAATGGGCAAGTGAAGCTGTACGTATACCTTACCGCAACCCACTGACCGGT